TCAACATTCAGATTTGAGTTGAGTGCTGGGGTATAATCGAGCAGACCGGCATGAGTAAGTGCTGAAGCAACGTCTGCACTACACATGATGGTGTTGCCCTTTCCTCTACGAGTTCTTTGTGCAATCTGGTTTGCATCACGCTCGATTTGGAAGATAAGACCCTTGAACTTCTCAACTGACCAACGACCGTTGGAGTCAACGTCGAGGTCAAAAGTACCAGCGGTAGCAGTGTTTGTCTGAGCACCAGGAACAGCACTCTTATAGATGGTACGGATAACTTCGCGGTTGATTTCAGCGAGGATCTCGGTGCTGAGGATGTTAGCAAGCTCAGCTTCAGCGTTCAGACCGTGGATTGCCTTGAGGTCTTGAGCGAGTTCTAATGAGTACTCAGCTTTCAGAGCTCTTGACTTAGCGGTAACGGTAACCTTTTCAATCGAGAATGCCATCTCGTTGAAGTAGTTGGTGTTGCCGTCGCCAAGTGCTTCAGCATTACCAGTGGTCATCCCTTCGCCAACGTTGTACTGGTTAGCACCAGTTGCAGCGTTGGTGGTTTGATCGGTTGGGCTGAGGATTGAAGGATTGGTTCCACCCTGAGCGGTAGTACCAAGACCAACAGAACCATCGATGAAACCTGCAGTCAGGTTACGGCTGTTGTTCTGACCAGAGAATGCAGAATCTACTTCGTTGTAGAAGGTTTCTGCACCAGACTGGTTGGTGTAACGTGAACGCATTGCGAAGATGAGTCCAGTAGGACCGTTCATTGGTTGAACGCCACAAATATCGTAGGCGATCAGGTTAGGCATCGAACGACGGATCAGTGAGATCAGTACGGGGTCGAAACCTGCGGTAGGTGAAGAAGCACTACCACCAAAACCACCGGTTCCAGCCGAGTTGGTTGGTGAAGCTTCGTAAAGGAATTCACGCTCTTCGCGGATTGAATTCTCTTGGTTCTCTAACAGGATTGCGGTTACTGCTCTACGATGAGAATCTTTGATTGGATCAAGACCTTCATAGTCGAGGAGTGGTGCCCACTTCTCCTGCAGATGTTCTGCATTGAACATTTGCATTGGTTTTTACCTCTTTTTTTAAAACGTGTTAGTTTGACTGTATGATTTAAAAATCACTTTTTAGAAACTCTTTGGAGAGTCTGAAGATAAGCACTCATTGTGCCGTTAACTGATTGACTTTGAGTATAATCAGTTGATTCAGACAGATTTTCACTAGCGTTTCTTTGAGTACCGGTATTTGTTGGGAAATATGATTCCTTTAAAGTTACCAGTTTCTCACGATAGCTCTCTTCACTATCAAACTCAACATTTTCTGCAAGAGAAGCGAGTTTGTCCTTCTGAGAAAGTGCAAGACCCTCAGTGACTTCTGCAAAGACTACATCAGCAACTGACTCTGCTAATCTTCTATTAAGAGCAACATTTCTTTGAATTTGCTCGTTGAGTTTTTCTTCCATTTCATCAAGTTTATCTACCATGCTCTCGATGACATCATATCTATCTTCAGGGATTGTTACATAATGATCTTCAAAAAGACCCTTCATTCCTTGAAGGAATGATTCGGTCATTTCGGTCTTAAGACCGTGCTCAACTGCGAGTGCATTTTCAGAAATCCACTCGTCAGCAACATACTCAAGGTAAGCATCAACACGGTCGGTAAGACCTTCTTTGATTGCTTCGATTTCTTCTACGAGTGTTGCCTCGTAAGAAGCCTGGAGTTGCTCTTTGATTTCAGCAACCTTAGTTTTGATTGCTGCCTCAAAGATGGTGCGAGCCTTCTCTTGGAATTCCTCGGAGAGCTCCTCACCTGCAAGGAGAGCATTGACATCTTCTTCGATGTCAAACTCTTCCTTCATATCTTCTTCTTCATCTTCACCCTTCTCGTGACCCTTGCCTTCCTTCTTCTCACCCTTTTCTTTTTTGCCTTCCTTATGAGGAGCCTCACCAGGCTCTTCACCATCTTCCTTCTCTTCTGCTTCAGCAATCAGATCCTCTTCATCCTCCTCGGTCTCCTCTTTCATACCTTGACCAGGTGCCGAAACTGGAGTTGCTGAAGTGTGAGCAGCTTCTGCTGCTGAGGCTTTAGCATTAACTACGTTCTTGACCTGAGCAAGAGTTTTGCCAGGAGTGTTGAGTTTTGCTGAATCATCGTCTGTGCGATAATTTTCTGGAGTAGGACCACCTAAATCCTCCCAACCACCAGTTTGTCCAGGAGCAATTCCGGTGGACAACTTGTGCATTGGTTCGGCAGCTGCAGCCCCTTTGGTTACTACGTTTTCCATTTCTTGTAAATTTCTACCAACGGACATTTTAGATTGATTGTGTTATAATCTATATTTATTTATAATTTATAGATTTGAAAGAAATTCTTGGAACAATTGTACTTTGTTCTCTTGAAGTGTTCTTTCATCAATGAGAGTGTTAATTCTCTTTTGAGTTTGTTCGGCAAGTTTTTCACGAAGAATACCACCTTCCCAAACCCACTCTTTACCTTCCATAATTCCCTGAACAAAAGCGTCAGGAGCAGAAGGGTCGGCAACGATATCAGCAGCGGTTGCTAGCATAAAGTCTTCGCCAACAATTTTATGACCTTCGTTGGTCATTTTTAATGAACCAACACCACGAGAAGAAACGCCAAGGCAAACACCTTCACCAATGAGAGATTTTGCAATCTTACCCATTGGAGTTTCTAGCAGTTGTGCCTTACCAATAAAATTGGTTCCCTTTTGCTCAAGAGAAACAATCTTATGAGAAACGCGGTCAAGATTGACGGTAGGACCATCAGGATGACCAAGTTCTCCAAGAGCACGACCCTTAGAAACAAAGGCTTCATTATATCTGCTTACCTCTTTTGCAAGAGTTTGCATTGGATACATTCTTCCATTACGGTTGCAAATGTCTCCTTGAAGGAAAATACCTTCAATAAACATTTTCTTATCAGCACCTTTACCTTCGGTAATAAATTCTACCTTTTGAATTTCTTCTGTGATGAGTTTCATTTTATTCTGCTACTAGGGTGACAACTTCTGCAATATTGAAGAAAGTATCTGGTTCAAAGGTAAGGCAAGATACTTTTACACTCTTAGCCAATGTTGCTCCAGTAACTGCAACACCTGTAAGTGCCGAACTATTGAAGTTGATTGTTACTGAAGAATCAGTCATCGACACAATTGAATTATGTATGGTATTGATTCCTGCTGTAGGAGCATTTTCAATCGTTACATAATCTGTAGGAAGGAATGGATTACCTGCATTGTTATCAAATGTGAGTGTAGTTGTTGTGCCGGTAGTTACTCCAACAATTCTTTGTCTTCTCAGAGTTTCCTTGAGAATGTCTATACTGTAAGAAGTGATATGAAAATTATCTTGAGTTGCTACTGGATTTGTTCCAATAGCGATATATCCACCAGAACTGCCGGTGGTCGAACCAATAGTAATTCTCAAATATCCAGTCTTAAGTGCAATAGGAACACTAGTCGCAGCAACACCAACAGATGGTGCTAGCCTTGGAATTTGTGTATCCTGAATAATTTTTGTTGCCATTATTCTTCGTCCTCGGTGGATTCTTCATCATCAACTTCATTTTCAATTTCATTATTAAACATTGCTGAAGCGACATAAGGACGAGCATCATCTACTCTTTGTGCCGCTTTTGTATAGAGAAGTTCTTTAATCCTGCTAGAAACATCTGCAGGGGAACTATCAGTCGCAATCAAATCGATAAGTTCTTCCATAAAATTGTTTTATTATTATAAGATTATTTATATCTTCCCACCTTTGGGCTCTGCAGGAACTTCAGGTGCTGCTGGTTCCATTGGAACTTCTCCCATCGCGGGTTGTTCCGCTCCCATAGGTGCCGCTCCTCCTTCTGGAATTGGGTTACCCATTTCGTCTACTGGAGCATTGGGGTCTGGAAGAATACCTTTTTGAATTTCATCTTCAATCTGCTCATCAATTTCAATAATTTCAGAATCAGTTTGACGAAGAACTTTTTTGCGAACATATTCGGTAGAGTAATACTTACCAACATAAGGTTCCATTTGAGTCATTAGAGTCAAACGATTGGTAATCAGTTCTGCCTCTTTGAGTTCTGCA